ATGTTGTTAACTATGATATAACAGAATTACTTTTTCATGGAGCAATGGAATATGATGATAGTGGTAGACCTATAGGACAAGCAAAAGATAGTGCTAGGATATTACAAGGTATGATAAAACAAGTTAATCAGCACATACAAAAACACTATAAGATTTCCAAACCTAACTTTGTCAAAGTACCTAAACATCAAGATTTTGGTAAGATGAAAAAAAGATTTCATGGTCGTTTATCTAAGTTACAGAGTCAGTACGCTCTTAAGGATAACGATACACTTGGATTATATCATCAGAGATTTTGGGAAGAGTATATCTTTAATGCCGCTAAACAAGTTAAATATAAGATACCAGCAAATGTTCTTAAGAGGCTTACGATGAGATGGGCTTTTTTTGATAAATCTTTCTCGGTAAGAGATATGAAAGCTACAATAAAAAATGATAAGTTTTTAGATTGGGCTCTAACTACGGATAAGTTAGACCAAGCACGAATGGTTAAAGAAAATATGAAACCATTTGAAACATTATTTTTTGAAGTTGGTGCTGAAATAATGAAAAACATGGATGGGTGGTTGGCTATTAATCCAGCAAAGTCAGTACAGAACATGAGAAAGAAACTTAAGTCTGCTATATCTGATGTTAGAAGTGGTGGAGACTTAAAAAAATTAAATAGATTAAAGATACAATTAGATAGATTAAATGCTATCGGTGGATTTGATGCTATTGTTCCAACCGAAGGATTAGTATTTAAGTATAACGGAAACATTTATAAATTTACAGGTGCTTTTGCTCCTATAAATCAAATAACAGGTTTAATGTTTTTCTAAAATAGAGGTTATAATATGGGAAAAAATATAGAAAAAGTAAAAAAGTTAATAGCTGGTGTCGGTGGTAAGGGTGGAATTAGAGTTGGTTACACACCAAAAAGTGTCAGTATGAGAAAAGAAGGTGAAGAGTGGACAGAAGCTAATGGTCGTAGTTGGAAAATGGAAAATGGTAAAAGAAAACAAATTACTAAAGTTCCACCAAAAGGATTTGATAAATGTGATGATTGTGAAAAATTAATCCTTAAAACTGTTGACCAACAAACTTATAATAGATTTAAAAAATGTAAGTATTGTCAAATAGATTTTGAAATGAAATTAAAAAAAGAAGATAAGTGGGAAGATTGGGTAAAAGAAATGGAAAAACAAAGATGGGAAGCTGTTCTTGCTGAATATGAAGCAGAAATGGAACAGATGAAAGAAGCAGATGGTCCTTTTGATAAAACTGTAGCAAACGCTATTGGAAACCACGAACAAGGTTTAAATAAAATATGAGTAATTTAAAACAAGCAATAAAACAAAATTATTTAAAGTGTGCTAAAGATCCTTCATACTTTATTAATGAGTTTTGTGTAATACAACATCCACAGAGAGGTAAGATAAAATTTAAACTTTATCCTTATCAGTATGATGTATTAGATGAGTATGAAAAACATGATTATAATGTCGTATTAAAATCTCGTCAGTTAGGTATATCTACCTTAACCGCTGCTTATTCACTTTGGTTAATGTTGTTTCATAATGATAAGAACGTTCTTTGTATTGCTACAGCAAAAGATACAGCAAAAAATTTGGTAACAAAAGTTCGTATTATGTATGAGGGACTACCACAATGGTTAAAAACTGCTATTGTTGAAAATAACAAACTATCACTTATTTTTAAGAATGGTTCACAGATAAAAGCTATTGCTTCTAATGAATCTGCTGGTCGTTCAGAAGCTCTATCACTACTAATATTAGATGAGGCTGCTTTCATTGATAAGATTGATACGATATGGACTGCTGCTCAACAGACTCTTGCTACTGGTGGTCGTTGTGTTGCTATTTCTACACCTAACGGTGTGGGTAATTGGTTTCATAAAACTTGGATGGATGCTGAAGAAGAAGTAAATAAATTTAATACTATTAAACTTCATTGGACACAACATCCTGAAAGAGACCAGAGTTGGAGAGATGAACAAAATAAAATATTAGGACCAAGTAAGGCAGCTCAAGAATGTGATGCTGATTTTTTAAGTTCTGGTCGTTCAGTTGTCGATCCTGCTATATTAGAATGGTATAAACAAAATGCATGTTGTGAACCAAATGAAAAAAGTGGTTTTGATAGAAACCTTTGGATATGGGATTATCCAAATTATGATAAGAATTATTTAATATCAGCAGATGTAGCTCGTGGAGATGGAACGGACTATTCAACTGCTCAAGTTTTTGATATAGAAGAGATGGAGCAAGTTGCTGAATACAAAGGACAATTAGGTACAACAGAATTTGGTAACTTTCTTATAGAGTTAGGAACTAAATACAATGATGCTCTACTTGTTGTTGAAAATAACAACATAGGTTGGGCTACATTACAAACAATTATTGATAGAGGATATGAAAATCTTTTTTATCAAGAAAAAAATCATCTCATTGTAGACGAAGATATACAACATACAAACAAGTATAGAAGTATAGACAGAAACAAAATACCAGGTTTTACTACTACAATGAAGTCTAAACCATTAATTATTGCTAAAATGGAAGAATATACTCGTGAAAAGATGGTTAAAATAAAATCTACACGATTAATTGATGAACTTTTTGTATTTATATATAAGAATAGTAAAACAGAAGCATTAGATGGATATAATGATGACCTCGTTATGTCTTATTCTATTTTATTATGGATTAGAGATACGGCAATTCGTATTCAATCAGAAAGAAGCGAATTTCAGAGTACGTTAGTTGGTGCAATTGGAAACCTAAATGGTAACACAACTGTAATGACATCATCTGCTCCTAAAAATAATCCATATAAAATAAAAATTAATGATAATGAAGAAGAAGATTTAACTTGGCTATTGGGGTAAAACATGGCAGACAATTTATTTACGAGACTTGGTAGATTATTTCAATCTAACGTAATCATCAGAAAAGCTGATGATAATAGATTAGTAGTAAAAGACTTAGACTTTTCACAGACAAAATTACAATCTAATTTCGTTGACCGATATAATCGGATGATGCAAAATACATATTCTAATCCATACACTACAGCACAAAACAGAAGAGCTGCTTACGAGATTAGAAAACTTGACTTATTCAAAGATTACGAGTTAATGGATCAAGACCCGATTATTTCTTCTGCTCTTGACATATACTCAGATGAAAGTACGGTTACAAATATTGAAGGTGAAATTTTAAAAGTAAAAAGTGAGAACACAAAAGTACAAAAGATTTTACACAACCTATATTATGATGTCATAAACATCGAGTTTAACTTATGGAGTTGGATTCGTAATATGACCAAGTATGGTGACTTTTATCTTCAGTTGGATATTGTAGATAAGTACGGAGTGGTAAATGTAAAACCTATTTCTGCTTATGAGATTACACGACTTGAAGACCATGATCCTGCTAATCCACAATTAATTCAGTTTGAGATTGCTAGTGAGAAAAAAGAAATGAAAGAAAATTACGAGATAGCTCACTTTCGTGTTTTATCCGACACAAACTTTTTACCATATGGGCGCTCAATGTTAGAAAACGGAAGAAAGATATTTAAGCAGTTGACTTTGATGGAAGACGCTATGTTAATTCATAGAATTATGAGAGCACCCGAAAAAAGAGTTTTCAAGATTGATGTTGGAAATATACCACCAAGAGAAGTCGAACAATTTATGCAAAGAATCATCAACAAGATGAAAAAAACACCTGTAATTGACCAAAACACAGGTGAGTATAATTTAAAGTATAATGTAGAGTCAGTTACTGAAGATTACTTTTTACCTGTTCGTGGTGGAGATAGTGGAACGGAGATTGATACTTTACCAGGTCTTTCTAATAACGATGCTATAGACGACATTGAATATCTTAGAAATAAGTTAATGGCTAGTTTAAGAATACCAAAGGCTTTCTTAGGATATGAAGAAGGTTTAAGTGGTGGTAAAGCCACACTTGCTGCTGAGGATGTAAGATTTGCTAGAACAATAGAAAGGTTACAAAAAATTATCGTAAGTGAATTAACTAAGATTGGTATTGTCCACCTTTACTCACAAGGATTCGATGATTCTGATTTGATTGATTTCTCATTAGAGTTACAGAATCCATCAATGATTCACGAACAAGAGAAACTTGAACTTATGACTCAACAAGTAGAAGTAGCTGAGAGAGCTATAGATACTAAATTATTTAGTCGTAAATGGTTATATGATAATATATTTGATTTTAGTGATGAAGAAAAGGCAGACCTTTTTAATGGTATAGTAGAAGATACTAAACAAAAGTTTAGACTAGAATCAATAGAAACAGAAGGACAAGATCCTGCTGACCAACCACCACCTAGTGAAGATGAGGAAGATATTGACGATGGTGAAATGGCAAGACCTGGTGATTGGGGTGGTAGTAAAAAAGATCCCTTTAAAGATAGAGACACGATGAAAGATAGATACGGACATGAAAGTTTAAAAGATGTTGATAGGTCTTACGGTAAAAGAAAATTTAAAGGTAAATCACCACTTGCTACATCAAAAGCTAGTACTTTAGTTGCTCGTGAGGGTATTTTAGACCAACTTAAAGATAAGTTTCCTAAAAACAAATCTCCTTTATTAAGTGAAGATAACATAATAAAAGAGTAATTTACCACTTTATCTAAATTCTGTTATATTTATATATGAATAATTGTATCAAAATACTTTGGAATAATATATGAGCAAATTTAAGCATAGTAAACTAAGAAATACGGGATTACTCTTTGAGTTCCTTTTAAGACAAGTCACCGTAGATGTTTTGAACAAGAAAAAGGAGTCACCGGCACTTAAAATCATTAAAAGTAAATTTAATGAGCATACGGAGTTGGGTAAAGAATTGGCCTTATATAATTTGATTGTATCTAAAAAATTCAAATCTGATAAAAAAGCAGATTTCTTTTTATCAGAAGTTATTAGACAGAGGGGTAGATTAAATAATACAAATCTTCGTAGAGAAAAATATAATCTTATTGCTTCTATTAAAGAATCTTATGATGTAAATCAGTTATTTAGTTCTAAAGTACCAAATTATAAAGTATTTGCTTCCGTATATAAATTATTTGAAGGTATCAATGAAATGGGAGCTGATGAGAAAACTGAAAGTTATTTCATCATAATAGAAAATGTAACAACTCTAACACATAAGAAAAATAAATCTTATATGCCTGAAGAGTTTAAAGATAAAGATTTAAGAATCCTTTCTTACAAAACACTTTTAGAAAAGTTTAATAAAAAATACACTAATCTTTCCGATGAACAAAAACATGTTCTTAAAGAATATATTAGTAATATCTCTAATACTAATAACTTTTCTACATTTGTAGAAACACAAATACCAAAGCTTAAAACTAAGTTGGCTAAAAAAGTTAAGAAAGTAAAGGATAAAGTATTAAGAATTAAGTTAAAAGAAGCAATCAATTGTGTTGATAAGTTCTGTTTAAATGAATCAAAACAAACAAACGATAACTCTGTTGTCCAATTGTTAAGATATTATGAACTCGATAAAGAACTCTCCAAAATTTAATTCAATAGTTAAGGAATTAGCAAGTAGTTTATACAAGAAGAAGTTAAAGGAAATAACTACAACTGCTAGTATCGATGCTTATCAAACACCTAATGCTTTTGGTAAGATGAAAAAAAAGAAGAAGAAAAATATTGAAAAACAAACCGGATATAAGTTTGTTGATGAAGCTTTATCTAATGATGATATCAAGAAGATAAAGAAAGAAATAAGAAAAGAAGTATCCGATATCCTTTTTGATATTTGGATTAAACGAAACTCTTGGGGAGGTAAATAGATGTCAAGGTATCAAGCAGATCCTGATAATAATAAAAAATCAGTTCCAAAACAAACGGTTAGAACACAAGCAAGTTCTATTGCTGTTTTTGCTACAGATGTTTTAGCACAAGTTGCTAATCCTGTTGCTGGTACGATGACATTTAGTCAAGAAAGTGATAAAATTTTTATTTACAATGGAACTGCTTGGGTAAAAACAGCTGCTTTGACATAACATAGGAATATAAAATGAATAAAAAATTATTAGTAGAAGTAAGACCATTTGAAATATCGAGAAATAAAATAGATGAGAGTATCAAAGAGAACGATGGCCGTTTAGTGGTAAAAGGTGTTCTACAAAGAGCTGAATCTAAAAATCAAAATGGTAGGGTATATCCAAGAGAAGTTCTTTTAAAAGAGGTATCTAAATATCTATCAGAACAAGTAAAAGAAAGAAGAGCTTTAGGTGAGTTAGACCATCCTGATAGTTCTGTTGTTAACCTAAACAATGCTTCACATAACATCATTGAGATGCATTGGGATGGTGATGACTTGTTAGGAACTGTTGAGGTTCTATCAACACCTGCTGGAAACATCTTAAAAGAATTATTTAAATCAGGTATTAAGTTAGGTATTTCATCAAGGGGACTTGGTTCGGTAGAACCAATGAGAGAGTCTGATGGAGATACTGTTGAAGTTCAACCAGATTTTGAACTTATTGCTTTTGACTTTGTTTCTAATCCATCGACACATGGTGCTTTTATGAGACCTGTTAATGAAGGTGTAGAAAAACAAAAACCTGAATCCAAAATTGAATCTATTATCAACTCTATAATGAGGGGATAACATGCCGTCTGTTTCCAAAAACCAACAAAAGTTTATGGGAATTGTACGTTCTATCCAAAAGGGTGAACAACCTGCTGGTAAATTTTCTAAAGATGCTCAGAAAACTGCTAAAAAAATGAAGAAGAGTAGTGTAAAAAAATATGCTAAAACAAAACATGATGATTTACCTGTAAAAAAAGAATCTACAGCAGCTTATAAAAAATCACTTGAAAAAATAGCAAGAGATAAACAACTTAAAACGATATCTAAAAAAGATAAAGCTATGTTGATGAAGATTGCTAAGATGATGAAAGAGGATAGAGACTATAAAGATGAATATAAGAAATTTCAATCTTCTACAAAGTCTAAAAAGTATAGAGCAGAATTAAATAAGTATAATCGTAAGAAAGGTACTTATGGAAATGGTGATGGTAAAGACGCCTCACACAAAGGGGGAAAGATAGTGGGATTCGAATCACAATCTAAAAACAGAGGTAGAGCTGAAAAGAGTCGTTTGAAAAAAGAAAGTAGAAATAAAGAATTAACTGAAAAAGATTTAATGAACTTTTTGATGAAAAGATTTAAGTTTAATAAAAAGAAAGCTATTGATACAATGAAGAAAGCTGGATTTGATACATCTATGTTGAAAAAAGAAAATGCTCGTCAAGAGATAGAAGAATATGTTGATGGTATTTTAGATGGTATGGGTGATGACTTTATGGTTAATGAAGATAAAGAATGTATGTGTGAAGCCTGTTGGAAAGGGTATGAAAAGAAAGGTATGAAAACTATGTTTGGTAAGAAGTATCCTAATTGTGTAAAGAAAACTAAAAAGGAAAGCGTAACCGAAGTAAAAATTCAAGTTAAAGGTGTTGGTACTTATGATGATAAAACACTTTACAAGAAAATTTTAGATATGACTAAGAGTTTACAGAGTTTAGCTAAACGAGGTCAATGGAGTAAATCATCAGAAAATAGTATTAAAATGTTAGGTCGTTTATGGGGAGCATATTCAGATTATGTAAGAAACAACGAATCCGTAAATGAAGGACCTGATAAAGACCTTTTTAAAAAACTTGGTAAAATACAGAATGATATTTATAAACTTCTTAACAATTACAAATCAAAAGCAAATGTACCTGCTATATCAAGAAGTTTCATGATAGGATTACAGAATCAATTAAAAAAAGATAAAATGATTGAAAGTAAAACTTCTGATATGATGAAAGCTGTTCGTAAAGGTGGAACATCAGGACCTTGGAATATTATTATAAGTAAAAATAATAAGATAGTAAAACGAGTATCCGTAAAAAATTTAAAAGAGATACCAGCAGAAATGAACGATGTAAAGAAAGCATTTCCAAATCACAAGATTGGTATAGAGTCTAAGGGTGGTAAGATAGTTTACAGAGAATCCATTGATGAAGGTTCTTGTGGATATGGTATAGATGGACAACTTGGTAACGAACCAGCGGGTCCTCATCTTATGAAAAAGAAGAAAAAGAAAAAAGACGAAGCGTCACTTGGTAGTATGATGTCTAAAAAAGTTGGTAAACATCGTGGTACAAGAGATAAAGGTGAGATAGCTAAAATATTAAAACTTCTTATAAAAAGAGGTAACAAGAAAAAAGATGCTATGGATATGATAGCTAAAAATTATGATAAAGTATCCAAGTCGTATAGAAGAGCCACACCAGCAAAGAAAGCTGAAATATTATCATCACTTCAAGAAGCAGTTAAACTTAAGGGTAAATCTAAGGGTACTATAAGTCATGTTGGTATGCCGAAGGCATCAAAGGGTGTTGAAAAACTATTTAAAATTGCTGATAGTGGATTTGGAAAAGTAGGTGGTCAAACTGTAGATAGTATGTCAGCTAATTTATTTAAACAGATTTATGATAAAGCAAGTGATGATATAAAACTAAAAATAAATAAAAAAAACGAAAAACAATTAGTAATGATTATAAGTAAAATGTGGAATAAGTTTGGAAAAAATGTTAGTATAGGGAGTAGTATATAATGGCTGAATTAAGAAAAGTAGTTAAAGAAGACTACCATATACAAGACCAAAAACATGCTATCAATCAACAATTAGTTGATATCATAAAGTTTAGACAAAACAAAAAATGGTATATTAGTATATCTGTAGTAGCACTTTTCTCTACAATTCTTGCTCTTATGATTTACTTTATGAGTAATGGTGTAGATGTTCAGAGTGGTTGGAAAGAAATACTACTATTAATGTTAGGTGGATTTGTTGGTTCATTCGCAAAAGTCATTGACTTTTGGTTTAACAACGCCGAAGATGATGTTAAACTATTAGAACATGCTGACGATTAGGAGTTGATATGGGGTTATTAAGTGGATTAGGAAGTATATTAAGTGGTGATACTATCAAGAATGTTGGTAGTATAATTGATGACTTACATACTTCAGGTGAAGAAAAGGCGGAAGCCAAACAAAAATTAGAAACGATACTTGCTCAAGCAGAACAAGCTGCTCAAGCTCAAGTATCTGCTCGTTGGGAAGCAGACCTAAAACATGGTAGTTGGTTAAGTAAAAACATTAGACCACTAACATTAATTTTTCTTACGGCTGTATTTACTATACTAAGTGTATTTGATGGGAATTTAGGTGAGTTTACGATAGGTGCTGCTTATGTTCCTGTCTATCAAACTCTATTGATGACAGTATATGCTGCTTACTTTGCTGGTCGTTCAATAGAAAAAGTTAAGAAGGTAACAAAATGAAGTCAATGAAAGAAATGATACAAGAATGGGATATCAAAGAAATCTTAAATGAAGGTGCTGACCTTAATGTACCTGTTAAGATGGCAAAGAAATCTTTATCAAAATTAGTATCTGAAATAGAAAAGCACAAAGGTGGTTCATTTGATGCTGGTGCTCAAGAGTATTCTTTAACAGAAGGAAATCCTGATTCATATGGAGATAGATATAGAAATCTTGTTCTATGGGAACAAAAAGTTCATAAGGTGGTAAACCAAATTATAAAAGAATATAAAAAAGCTTGGAATGATTAAGTTAAAAGACTTATTGGGTGAAAGTATTGAAGAAGATATGGATTATGTGCCTGCTAAATTTAGCAATCCTGAAGCAAAATCACATATGGATAATGATGTCAAGCAGATGTCAAAGATTTTAGGTAAGGCTTCACAACAAGTAATAAAAATTATGATGGATGGTGTAAAGGGTGGTAAGTATGATGCTTTAGATATTGTAAGAGGAATACAATATGGAGATTTGAACAGAACACATGAAGGTGAAAGACCTTTTATGAAGATGCTGTGGAGAAAAGTTCGTAAAGGATTTAGACGATATATGCCTAAGGGAAAGTTAAGAAGATAATATTTATAATTATGAAAGACTATATTACATATAAAGGAAAAAAATATAAAAAAATCGATGAAAGTGTCGATAAACGAATAACGGTAAAAGAAGTTCGTATTTGGTTAAAGAAGTTAGAAGAATTTCGTTATCGTAAAGTTAGAAATGTTGATGCTAGAAGAGTTACTTCTTTTATTAATAGTAATCTAAGTGAAACAGATTTACCCAATTCTTTACAGAAAAAATGGGAACATGCTAAATATAGTAGAGAAAAACATTTAGCAGATAAATACATTAAAGAAAAAATTAGTGAAAAATGGAACAAACTTACTCAAGAGGGTGTTGAAATGAAAAATATCAAATTAATAGGAATGGTAGAAGAACTTGCTATTCGTGAAGAAAAACCACAAGTTAACAAATTCGAAGTTATCGAAGCTGTTAAAAACTATCAAACAATAGGTGGACAACTTTTTAAGAACAATGGTATCGTTGAAGTTGCTAAACAACTTGTTGGTATTGCTGAGTCTGCTCAAAACCATGTGTTAAGTGAAACTGATGATTGGTTTGACGCTGTTTCTGTTAAAAGAAACATGAAAGAATTAAAGGGTATGACTGGTCAGTTTAAAAAAGCTGCTCTTGAGGCTAACGCTGTTAATGAAAGATTAAATGCTCTATATGAAGATATGGGAAATATTTTAAATAGATACTATGACATTGAAGAGGCTATGGATCCTGTAGGTAAAGAAGATGATGATGTTGATAATGATGGGGATTCTGATGATAGTGATAAGTACTTAAAGAAGAGAAGAGATGCTATTTCTAAAGCTATCAAAAAAGAAGATGTAACTTTTGCTGGTAAGAAGTATAAGAACAAATCAGATGCTCCTATAAGTGATCCTCTTTCAGATAGGAGTACTAAAACTAAACCTAATGCAAAAGAAAAAAGAATAGCTGGATATCAAAAAAAAATACAGAGTCTTCAGAAAAGAAGAGATAAAATGAGTAAAGATTCTCTTAAAAAAGGTATTCAAAAAACTATAGATGGTTATAGAACAATTATCAAGAAGATGAGATCATAATAGTAGAGGAATTGTGGAAATAAATAGTACATTTGTCTATGTATCATTGATACTTTGGCAAATAGGTTTTATAGTTGGAATACTTTTAAAGTTATTCTACAAACCAAACGAAAAGAAATTTGTACCAACTGCTGTTAAATCAATACCAGCAGTTGAGGTAATGACACCAAAAGTACAACCTGGTCACATAGATATTGAAATGAAAAAGAAAATAGCATTACATAAACCAACAACATCATCTATTAAATCAGATGAAGTGATTAAGGGTAAAGTGTCAACACAAAAAGAAAAACTTAAACAACTTAGAAGAGGTTAGATATGGCTAAAGGATTAGATTGTGGAACATCATTTTATATTGCTGCTACTGAAGATACAGTAAAGAAACAGAGAAATGCTTTCTTAACTGTTGATGGACAAGTAAGTCAAGTCAAAAGAATGTTAAAAAGACAAGGAATACCTTTCGTAGAGAAAGCTGGTAAAGTTCATATTGTTGGACAACATGCTTTTAACTATGCTCAAATATTTTCTACATCAGAACTTAAACGACCAATGAAAAGTGGTCTACTAAATCCTACTGAGAAAGATGCTCTACCTGTTTTAAATGCTATAATTGGTGAGTTACTAGGAGAAGCTGAAGATGGAGAAACTTGTGTTTATTGTATTCCATCAAAACCTATTGATGTCCAACGAGAAGTTTCGTATCACGAAGATGTATTGAGAACGATAATAGAACAATACGGTTATTCCGTAAAAAAGATAGAGGAGGCAGTTGC